TTTGTTTTTAGTTCAAGTATCCCAGTTTCGATAGCGCTGGCAGCTTTTGTTTTAAGCTTCTTCTTAAAGCTGTCTCCAAAAATAAACCCGGCAACTTTGCCGCCCATTCCAAATAAGGCTTTTGTTAATGTAGGGGCAAATACAAAACCAGTAGCTACCGCTAATAAAGCAGCGGCTATGTTATCTGCTATTTTGTTATCAAAATCTTCACCAAAAAATCCATCTACTAAGCCTTCACCAGCCTGTTTAAGAATAGATGAAATACCCGCAATAATATCGGATAAGATACCCCCTTCTCCGGAAGATAAAAGAGATCTAAATGCCTCACCCCAGCCCTTGCCTGTTTGTCTAACAGCCTCCATAAACTCTGCATCATCTGTATTGAGAGCAGCGGCAGCTACCAGACCTCCGATAATGCCTTTGCGGATAGAACCTTTAAGTAAATCCGGCTTAAATACAAGAGCTAAACCAGCAGAGACTGCTGCCGATAATGCTGCTTGGTTTTCTTCAAAATAATCCTCTACGCCTTGTTTTATGTCTTCAAAGTTAATTGCAATTTTTGCTGCTGTGCTTTTTATTAATATTACTACGGGATTGGCTGCAATAGCATCAATTGTAACATTATACGCATTTTTAATAGCATCCATTGCTGCCGTAAAGGAAGTTTTAATTTTATCAAAAGTAGGATAAGTTTGTGCATCTTCGTCTGAAATTCCAATTACAAAATTATCGTAGGACTGCCCCATATTTGCTATTGCAGCATCAAAATTAGATTTTAACTTTCCAGAAAAACTGTCATCCACAGGTTCCGCTGCACCAACGTCTACTAAGAAGCCTTTCCAAGATTTGTTCATGCCTTCGATAGCAGTTGACCATTCTTGGCTTACAACGTCTGTAAATGTATTTTCTGCCGTAGGTCTTTTCGTATCAATATAGTCAATAAGAGACCCCCATCGAGTCTCAATGTTTGAGATGGCAGTATCCCAACCAGTAGTTAGAGATTCCGTAAAAGTAGAGTCTGACTTGGGTTTCTTTGAGTCAACATAGTCAACTAAACTGCCCCAACTTGTTTTAAGGCCTTCTATAGTATTGTCAAAAGCAGTCTTAATATCTTCATCTAATATTGTTGGATCTGCTTTTACAGTTTCAAAGTATGCTACTAGCTCCGCCCACTTTTCCGTAGCGGCTTTATTTAATTGAATAGCGGCAGCAATAAAACTGTCTTTAAAAGATGTAAACCAGCGGAGGGGTTTTTTCAGAAAAGTACTAATGTCAGTACCAAAGGTCATTTTCTGACCCGGCTCTTTATGGCTATCAAAAAACATACCTGTATAGGCAGAGTTTATAAACAACCTCCCTATAAGAGCCTCAAATATCTCAATAACGTTATCTTTAAAGGCTGTAAATTTAGCTACAGCCGCAGTAATCCCGGTAAACATCCCTGCAGTGCTAAAGGTAAACCTAGGTTCAATTTCTATTTCATCCCCAAAAGCATCGTATGTCTTTTGGCTTTCAAATAGGCTTGAGAAAGCTTCTGATATCAGGCTTTTGCCTTTTTCAAAGGTGCTTATAATACTATCTATAATACCGTTGGCAAAAGCACTTGCATCAAACTCTCTGCTAAATAAGTCTTTGAATCCTTGAAAGAAGTCTTTAGCCTGTGACTCTACAATAAGGAAGGCTAGTTTAGCTTGGAGTGACCATTTCTCAATATTTTCACCTACAAACCTAAAGGCATTAGTTAGTAGTAGAAGTTTATCTTTGAAGGCATCGGAGAATCCAGCAACTTTATCAAACTCGGCTATTGCTCGGGTTAGCTCATTTTGCATTACCGTAGCAAACTCGCCAGTAGTAAATTCGAGTGTTGCAAATTCATCGTTAATCTTTTGAGCACCACTGAGTAGAGAATCATAAACAGCGTCTGCGGTGACTCTACCTGCCATGGCTTCTTCACGAAGCTTACCAAAAGGAATTTCCATTCCTTCAGCAATAGCTTGAGCTAGCCTTGGCATCTGTTCGAGTACAGAGTTAAGTTCTTGCCCACGTAGCTGACCAGAGGCAAGACCTTGCCCTAACTGCACAATAGCAGCTTTAGCAGACTCAGCGCCGGATCCTGAGATAACGGCTGCTTTCTGAACAGCCTCGGTAACTTTAAGAAGTTCTTCTACAGGCTTATTACCATCCCGTAAAGCTAGACCAAAACGGTTAAAGGTTTCTGCAGCCGCATCAATACTGCCGCCAGAACGAGCAGCAACGTCAAAGAGGGCCTTAACTGTTTGGGATGTCTTTGCAGCATCTCTAGTTACAAGATTAACCCTGTTATTTAGGCTAGTCATGGCGTCAGCCGCTGAGTTTATGCCCCTTGTAATTCCTGTACCAGCAAATACGGCGGTAAGCCCAAGTGCCATCCGCTGAAATGTCTTAGTAATTTGAGCAGCCTGGGTCTCAAGGCCCTTTAGAGACTGGCCTGTACGTCTAATTTCTTGTTGGGCTTGCTTTGCATTAGCACGTACCCGAATCTCTACACCACTCATGTAGTACTCCTTTTTGTAAAAAAATGCCCCTAACAGTAATACTCGTATTTCGAGTTACCATCAGGGGCATAAATTATACAGGGGTGATTAAACCAATTCTTGATAGCGTCTGTTCAATAAAATAACTAGGCGCTTGTTGTGAGTGACCTCTATTCAATACGTCAATATACTCGACTTGGTTAAATATAGTTCCACTAAGGAATTTTCCTCTACGGGTCAAGTCAACCTTTGATTGCCAGCCCTTACGGGCCTTTCCTGTTTTTACAGGAGTAACCACTTTTAATTGTTCTGTGCCGTACTTAATAAGTCCGGTTATTTCTAAGTTACCGAGAGCAACAATTTCGTCTTCAATTCGCCGCATCTCACGTTCAAAGTTTACTACTTTTAAAGAGATTTGTGTCATTTATTGTTTATCCACGGGGGTACCCATTTAGAATCATCCCCTCCCTTGGCTTCTAGCATCATTTCTAGAAACTTTCCTTTGGGAAGTGCTTTAACTTCGGCAGGGATTCCCTCTTTAAGTTGTTTAAGAGAGGCAAACAAATCTTCGGGTTTACCCTTGTATCCAGCTACTTGCAGTAGCATTGCAGTACGTTGATCTTCTCTCCAGCCATAAGGCCTTCGCTTAAAGTAACGGCCCCAACCTGCCAATTCTGACTGGGGCATTTCTTCAAGAATCTTGTATACAGGCATACCGAGGAGAAACGCTATCTCAAAAAGGTTCTCTTCGGTACTGGTTAGTTTCCCTCAGTTCCTCCGAGACCTGATAGACGCATGATATGCTCGGACAGGGCCGTTAGTTCTGAAATGGGAAACGTATTAAAATCTTCATCGGTAAGTTCTTCTGCCCCGACAACGGCAATCTTAGTGATGTCACAAAGGAGTCGTAGTTGAGCCTGTTCGTCTTTACTGTCTGCAGCAGTATTAATAACTTTTTGCAGCTCTAGTACTTGACCAACAGTTAGCTTTCGGACTTCTACTTCGTCATCCATAAAGGGTACTTTTTCTGTTAGTGATTTTCCAACAAGATGTTTCATTGATTTTATCCTAATTTATCTTTATCTGTAAATAATTCTGAGTTTTCAGCTTGAAAGTCATCAAGCATTTTACGTACTGTGTGCAATACTGAGAGTGTTTCCATGATTTCTTGACCAGCTTTGGTGTCCTGATCAAAGTCTTGGAATCGTTCAAAACTCTTTCTAATACTAATATCAACACTACGCCGCATGTGGCGAAAAGTAGTACGCATTACGAATGATTTGCTAAAGGGTTTATCCATTGTAATGTTTCCTTGAGGGGTAGGAGGCTCCCGAAGGAACCCCCTAGTTATTTTAGGCTGCAGCAAGTGTTGCTGGGCCAACAAAGTCAGTTTGAGCTGACAAGGTGATGGTTGCAGTTGTTGCGTCTGTCAAAGCTGGGTTAACCAAGATAGCTTCTACTTTACCTGTAAAGTAAAACTCAGTATTGTCAATTGCAAGAGTTGCTTGACCTGTAGCTTCGGCTTCAGTAACTGGTGTTGCCGCCATCATGAAGCGGAATACTTTTGGATTCCCATCAATCAGAGCGTGGAAGGCTGTCATGTCTTCCGCAACGTAGTTTACTGTAATTTCAAGGCTTGGGGCGTCAGCCTGACCTTGAACCTGTGACGATGTCTTTTGACCATAAACAGGAACGTTTACGATGTTTGCAGGAGTACCGATTGAAGGGAATTCCCGAACAGAAGGCATACGTAATACGTCAGTACCTGCAGTGCCAGAGGCGTACAAGGCTGCGTATTCGGCAGAGGTATCCGTTCCAGCAGGAATAGTCCCTGTAAAGACGTCAAGGTAAGTAAAAATACCTGCGCCTAGTGATGAAATGTGTGCCATTTGTTATTCTCCGTATTTGGTAAATGGAATGAAGTAGGATGCGCTATAAAGCGAATTGTTAGAAGGGTCCAACCCTTCCATTGTTAAGTATGATGTTCCAAGGCTTGTGCCGTTGGGCAGTGTTTTGTTTTGAAGTACAATGTCTAGTAAGTCAGCGATAGCCACGAGTCGCCCCTGGCCCCCACCTGCTTTTACAAACATCTTTACTGCAATTAAACCTTCTGTCTTTTTCTTGTCATCGTAGGCATAGTTGCTACTTGAGCTTGGTAGAACATTCAGTCGAATAAACTCCTGAACATCTGAACCTATACTACCTTGGTAGTTTGTAGGGAATGTGGGTATGCTATTAGCATTCCACGTTGCTCCACCAAATACCTGTTCTATGTCAGCTAATACAT